GTTACTTTTTTTTTATTTTTACTCCTTCTAAGCTTTAAGGACATTTTTCGTAAATTTACATCTCTTCTTTTGTTCCTAAATGTGCGACCAGCTTTTTTGTTACTTTCTCTCTTCTTAAACCGTTTGTTACTTTGATTATTTGTATTTAGTAATTTAGATATCTTCTTCCGAGAGAGATACATTCTATATAAAATCCACTATATTTTTTTATTGTGATGTTATATTAATGAGTAGCACACCAGCAAATATAAATATAGATATATCCGATAAATGTGATTTAAAATGTAAATTAACTTTGGAATATCCTACTGAAGGAATCGTTATAAGCAATAAATCTAATAGTAATTTTAATAATGTTGATTGTACCAATTTACAGCTCAACGGTCAGGCAAATATTAAATATAATTATGAGTCATATCAATTAGATGAAATTAATATATTTAAACCTTCGTTACATCTTTATGCAGGTCGGCGAATCGAGGCAGAGTTAGTATTGGTTCATGGAAATGTTTTACTATGTATTCCTGTTATCAGTAAACCTTATTCTGGAGTATTAGATGAAATATTAAATAAATTGGATTCAAATACAACGGCTAATATTAAATTAGATACTATAGTTCCTAAAAAACCATTTTATGCTTATAGCGGTAGTATTAGCAATTCATCACAGGGTCCTTATGATATTATAGTATTTAGAAAAATGGATGCATTATCCATTAATGAAGAATGGTTCAAAACTCTTAAAATCCACGATGGAAGTGAAAAATTTGAATTAGATAATAATGAAAAAATAAGTTACAATAAAAATGGACCAATTAATGGAAATATTGACCAGGTATTTCCTATTACTTGTGTGCCTATTTTAGATAGTGAGGACATTGAAGAACCAAAACCACCCTCTCGTTCGCCACTAGGATTGTCTGAAAAAGAAATGGCAAATTTGGCTAATAAAGCTATTGTTCAAATCGTTGTAGGTATGTTAATTATAATTCTTTTGTATTATGTATTTTCATTCATTTTCAAAAAAACAAACAAGGTAGCTAATTCAGTAAGCGATCCAGTCAAAAATATGGAATTTAAATAAAATAAATAGTAATAAAGTATTTATTTTATTGTATTATTCGATTATTGTATTTAAAGAACGGTAGCGTCGTGGGTATCATTTAGTACTGGTTTGAAGTTAACATTTACACCAGTTGAAGGCCCTACTAACGGAGCCATTTTAGATACAACCTCCTCCTCTAATGTTACTGGAAAACTATTGTGTCTAGCAAAATCTTGAATCTTCTTCTTCTCCGAAGGTAAGCTTCTGCGCATAGCATGTGTTCCATTTCCTACACTAGATCTCTTAATGAAAATGTAGGCTACAACTAAACCAAATATACCAACTACTGGTTTATTATTTAAGAAAAACATTAGTGCAATGACAATTACGAATATGTTTCCGTATATATTATCCGATAATTCGGCAATAGGTTTGGGTGTTTTTATTTCTAATAAAACATAGATTACAAATACAACTAAAATGGCTAATTCTTGTTGTTTTAATCCCTTAAGTAGCTTATTAAAACTCTTCATATAACATAATTATAGATAATTAATTGTAAATATAGAATAAAAATTGAATGAATTATAATATAATTTATATTTTTAATATGGCTGAAGAAACATCCGATGAAGTGGCCACATATTTGGGACAAAAAGGTTATTCCATTTTCAAAGAAAATATTAGTGTTGAAGAACAACATTGGTTGCGTGAACAACTTACAGTAAAACCTTATATTCCTAAATCACCAGTCCAACCACCTGCATTTCATATATATCGTGAATCACCTAAAAAATTGTATATTCCTCGTTTCTTCGGTTTCGATAATTACGGCGAACCCGATGAATCAAGAATTCCGGATGGAACAAGCGTAAATATAAACTTTAATGGCAGTTTGAGAGATTATCAGCAAAATGTTGTAAATACATATGTTAGTAAAATTGGACCTATGGGTGGTGGTGGATTATTGGAGCTACCTTGTGGATATGGAAAAACCATCATAGCTCTTAATATTATAGGAACACTTAAACTGAAAACTCTTGTTATTGTTCATAAATCATTTCTAATGAATCAATGGATTGAACGCATCAAACAGTTTCTCCCAGACGCTCGTATAGGAAAAATACAGGGACAAATTATTGATATCGAAGATAAAGATATTGTAATCGGTATGCTACAATCACTATCCACTAAAACTTACCCTAGTAGTATTTTTGATAGTTTCGGTCTCACAATCGTGGATGAATGTCATCATATTAGCTCAGAAGTTTTTAGTCGCTCTTTGCTATCTATTGTCACAAAACATATGCTGGGTCTAAGCGCTACAATGAACCGAAAAGACGGGCTTACAAAGGTTTTTAAGATGTTTTTAGGAGAAATCGTCTTCTCGGTAAAACGTGATACGGACGATTTTGTATTGGTAAAATCGATTACATATAATACAGATGACCACGATTTTAACGAACAAATCACCGATTACAGAGGAAACGTGGCTTACAGTAGTATGATTGTTAAATTGTGTGATTACGTTCCTCGTAGCGAATTCATATTAACAGTATTAGAAACTGAATTGAAGGAAAAAGACGACCAACAAATCATGATTTTAGCACACAATAAGAGCCTATTAACATACTTATATAAGGCAATCGAAGAACGTAATATTGCATCGGTGGGTTACTATATTGGCGGTATGAAAGAAGAAGCACTAAAACAAAGTGAAAATAAAAAGGTGATTATAGCAACTTATTCGATGGCATCCGAAGCACTTGATATTAAAACGCTAAGCACACTCATTATGGCTACGCCTAAAACAGACATTGAACAGGCAGTTGGACGCATATTGCGTGTAAAACACGAACGCCCATTAGTTGTCGATATTGTCGACAGTCACGAAGTATACGAGCGTCAATGGTGTAAACGAAAAAAATTTTATATCAAAAACAATTATAAAATTATTAAATCAAATAACGTTAATTACATAAACAACAAATGGTTGGATGAATACATTCCTGTAAATAAAAAGGATAAAACCAAAAAAAAATGTGGAAAAGCCAAAGAAGACACTGACTCTGATACAGAACAATCCTATACTCCTAAGAAGTCAATTCCAAAAGGCAAATGTATGATTAAACTATAAGTTGTATAATCCTATAAATTATTCATTTCATTATTTGTTAATGTAACTTCCTTTCCCAATTCTTTTATTAATTTTATTTTTAATTTTTCTGATAATTCGCTTGTGGTTGATCCGGCTATTAACACAAATTTTTCTTTTAGATTATCATCTATATTCCAATTTGGATATTTTTCCTGAAACTCATCAATCCACTTTTTCTGTATTGCGTTTTCAGTATTTTTTATTATTTTCTCTCCATTATCTTCTTCCCATCCTACATTCTCATCCTTAACATACCATTCTTTATTTTTTATATCAGTACAATGGAAGGGACGTTCTGTTATCGAAAGCGGTTCTAAGTTTTTTAATACTACATTACTTATACAATCAGGCTTATTCTTATTTAGATCATCCATAGTAATCATTATTTGTTTGGCAAAATTCTGGATACTCATTGCGTCAGCACACTTTTCATGTAAAAACATTTGCACATTAATAATTTTATTATGAGTATTGTTTGTAGTATTACCTATTTTTGGAATTATTTTATGAAGGGTTTCATTGTGTTCTTTTTGCATATTAATTAATTGTTCTTGCAGTTTTTTATTGTCATTCATGGCATGTTTTAATAAATTTATTACTTCGGATGATTCGCTTCCACTACCAGTCTCTGATTTAGCTATTTGTGTTTCACAATCCGCCTTCATAAAATCACAATTCTTTTTGTGACGATAGTAACTAGAACGATGTTTATAGACCCTTCCACACTCACACGATAATTGGTCTTCTAAATCCTTCGTATAGCATTGTATAGCATTATGTTTTTTGCTCTGTAAATGTTTTTTAAAATCTCCTTTTCTATTAGCATAATAATCACATTTTTCACAATATAATTTTTCCTTAGAATTTTTTGGAATTTTATATAGCATAAATTCTTAAAATAATGCTATATAAAAATTCTAAATTTTTTCCGTTTTTTTGTAAAATTTTTCGGCATTTTTTTGACACCATAAAATTCCTACATCAAATTTTCCGTTTTTTTGCGTTTTTCTTACATGTCAGTCTCATGCACGTTTTTTTTCGCGTTTTTAATTCTATTTTCGAAAATTTTAAAAATTTTTTATTTTTTTTTTAAAATTTTTCAAAATAGAATTAAAAACATGCATTTTTTCGGCATACTTTTATAAAATTAAATGGTGTTAATAAAATAAGTATTTAATATATATTGTTATTGTAAATGCTAATATAATAATTATAGTATCTTCTCTAATATTTATCACATTATATTACAGCTATATATGAAATCTTTTATCATTGTTTTCACACCAAGACATTCTTTGCATCGATAATAAGAAGCGGTTCCTTTTTTAACGTTGGGTTCGCGGATAAACAATTTATTACATCTTGAACAATACACATCGTCCGTTTCTACAGTATGAATATTGTTTGATATTACTACCATTGGAACTATTTCATCGTCTATAATCCAATAATCAGTTGAACTCATTTATATTATTAATATCAATATTTTTATATTCATATTAATTAGACTAAACATCCGTTTGTTCGAACAACTGGAGGCGGATTGGCTAATGCCGACTCGCCATTTAAGTTATCGCCGACCGAATATGTAGCTGAATCAATAATATTCGGGTCGACGCGAGCAGCTTCATTCGAATATAAAGCCGGACTTAAAGGAGCACCACCGCGCATGCGCTTTTTCATAGGGCGACGCTTCTTTGTTGGACGACGCTTCTTTGTTGGACGGCGCTTAGACTTGCGCTTTTTATTACTCTTCTTGTACTTAAATGTGCGCTTCAAAGTTTTTAATAAACCACGTCTTTTCTTAGAGAGAAATTTGCGTAAAGTCTTACG